ATGACGACGTGTCCCTGCTGCGGGGGCACCGTCGCCCGCCCGCTCGTCGTCGACCTGGAGACCAACACCGTCGCCCGGGGCGACCGGGCCATCCAGGTCGAGCCCCGGACTGCCGAGATCCTCAGCATCCTGGCTGACGCCTACCCGGCCGCCGTCGACCGCGAAAAGCTGATCGACGGGATCTGGGGCGTCGGCACGAGCGCCTGGCAGAAGCGGCCGACGCTGCGTCGCCACATCGAGAGAACGCGCCCCAAGGCGCAGTCGATCGGTCTCCTGATCGAGACCGTCCGCACATCCCGCACCAACACATCCTACCGATTTCGGGAGATCTGAATGAGCACGCAAATCCAAACCCTGCCCCTGGACGACAGCCGCGAGCTGCTGAAGACGATCGCCGACGTGATCAACGAGAACGAGCGCCTGCGCGCCCGCGTCACGGACCTGCTCCACGGCAACAACCAGTACCTGGAGCGCGCCCGCCGAGCGGAGCGCCGGGTCGACGAGCTGGAACGCTTCATGGCGAGGGAGCTGGCATGACCGTCCTCCTCTTTGACCGGGTGCTCCCGGCTTTCATCGTGGCAGGCCTGACCCTCGCGGTGTTCGGATGAGCACCGTCTCCCATTACGGCATCCACCTCGACGGCAATGCCGTCTGCCTGCACGAGAACGGGGGAGGGCGATACCTCACCCCCGGTCTGGAGACCCTGCCGAGCCCGTTCACGGTCGTCGGCCCGAAGCTGCCGTGCCCGCACAAGCTGCCCGAGCCCAAGCTCGTGGTCGACCTGCCCCTCGACGTCCACCCTCTCATCGAGGCGATGGGGCCGTGGGGGTCGGGCAAGGCCTACCACGTCAACGGCGGCAACCAGCGGCTCCTCTCGGCCATGACGGCGATGGTCGGCCCCACCCGGCCGATTCTCTTCGCCGCCTGGGCGCAGCCGATCCGAAACCTGATGCCCGAGCTGACGCTCACCAACGCGGCTCCGCTCGTGATCGTGGATTACGAGTCCCGCCACTACGCCGACCTCGAACGGCTCCTCGCCCTCCCGCGCACCCGGAACGTGATCCTGTGCGGCTCCTACAAGGTCGGCGGGATCGAGACGATCGGCGGCGACGGCCTGTCACCCGACCAGGACTGGGCGCGCACCGGGGCCACGCTCCTGTGGCGCTACGTCATGAACCAACAGCTGTGAGGTTGCTATGAGCACACCGACATTTCAGTCCCGCGTCCAGCCGTGGCTCCACGCTTGCTTCGGTCCCATGATCGCCGGGGACAAGGAAGAGCGCAGCCACCGCTTCCTCGAAGAGGCGCTCGAACTCGTCCAGGCCTGTGGCTGCACGGCCGACGAGGCCCACCAGCTCGTCGACTACGTCTACGGGCGGCCGGTCGGTGAGAAGCACCAGGAGGTCGGTGGCGTCATGGTGACCCTGGCCGCTCTCTGCCTCGCACAAGCTCTCGACATGCACGAGGCCGGCGAGACCGAGCTGAAGCGCGTCTGGACCAAGGTCGAGGCCATCCGGGCGAAGCAGGCCGCGAAGCCGAAGGTCGGACCGCTGCCGGGACCGAGCGCGGAACCCACCGAGGAAGAGAAGGCCCTTTCCTGGATCAACGAGCGCGGTGGCTACCAGAAAATCTTCAACGCGATTGCGGACGCAACCCGTGCCGAAGGTACGAGCGTCTCGATCTCGGTGAAGGCGTTCGCGAAGGCGATGGTGATGGAGATGGAGATGGAGCAGCCCAATGCGTGATCCTCAAGACCGCCTGGACGGTACCGTCATGGGTTCTGCCCTGACGGCAGCGAAAGAGATCCACATCGCGCTCTGCAACAACCGCAACGTGATGGCGACCCGAGCCCTCCTCCGAGCCCTCCACAACGTGCTGATCATCGCGGAGGAGGGGCGGCAGAGCATCGAGCAGAAGCTCGACGAGGACGAGCGCAAGGAGCTGTCGGATGATTGAGATCGGCGAGAACCTGGCCCTCGTCCTGATCGCGGCCCTCGCAGCACTCTGCGTCGTCGGCGTCGCGTGGGCTGCGGCCTACTCCAACCGCAAGGGAGGTCGCGATGACCCTCGCTGACCTGATCGAAGACCTGGTCGACACGAAGATCAAGCTGTTCGTCAACGGGAATGGAGACGGGAACGTGCAAACCGTTCGGCGCGAGCAGCTTGAGAAGGAGATCCGCAGGCTCAAGGCCGAGATCGACCAGCGGGAAGAGGAGCTGAAGTCCAAATGACCTTCCAGCTCCGTCCCGAACAGATCCAGGACCTGGCCGCCCACATCGCGCATCCGAAGCACGGAGCGTTCGGCGAGCCGGGGACCGGCAAGACACCCGTCGTCTGCACCCTGCAGGCCTACCGGTGGCGCACCCACCAGCACGGCACCGTCTGGTCCATGCCCAAGGCGCTCATGGGCAAGAACCTGGAGGAGGCCTACCGGTGGGGCGGCTGGGCTGACGGTGACGTCGTCATCGTCGACGGCACGCCCAAGCAGGTGGAGAAGCAGCTCCAGTCCGGGGCCAAGGTCTTCATCATGGGCTTCACCCGCTTCGCCAAATGCTGGCGGCAGCTCCCGGACTACGTCAGGGCTCACGACATCGACGAGTTCCACAAGGGGTTCGGCGCGCACGGCTCCAAGCGGACGCAGGAGATGTACCAGTTCGACATGGAGCGCGGGCTCTACTTCGTGCCCATGACCGGCACGCTGGTGAAGGGCAAGCTCGACACCGCGTACCCGGCCATCCAGGTCATCGAGCCTCGCTACTACGGCACCTTCCAGTGCTTCCAGCAGGTCCACCACGTCATCGACCCGTGGTCGGGCAAGCTCGCCGGCTACCGCGAGCACGAGGCCCTCGGTGAGATCCTGCGCCAGCACGGCACCCGCCGGCTCTGGCGCGACGTCCACGGCGACAAGACCTACGTCACGCACATCCAGCGCGTCGACATGAGCCCGAAGCAGCGGGAGATCTACGACAAGTTCGAGGAAGAGGCGATCCTGGAGCTGGAGAACTTCTTCATCGACGGCACCCAGCCGGGTGTCGCCTTCGCCCGTGCCCGTCAGATCATGGAGCATCCCAATGCGTTCCCGGATCTGCGCGACCCGGACAAACTCCCGCCGGTCGACATCATGCCGGGAGAGGCTCCGTCGAAGCTGGAGGCGCTCGACCTGCACATCACCGACGCGATCGAGAACGAGAAGCCTCTGGTGGTCTTCGCCGGCCCCATCCCGCAGCAGCGCCAGATCTTTGAGCTGATGAAGGCTCTGGGTCTGGAATGCGCGTGGATGGCCGGGGCGACGACCGCGAAGGAGCGCAACGAGATCGACGTCAAGTTCCAGAAGGGGATCCTGAAGGGCCTCGTCTGCTCCCCGCTCATCGCCGACTGCGGTTTCAACTGGCAGTTCTGCGGTGACCAGGAGGTCGACCATTGCGTCTTCGCGAGCATGGACTTCGTCGACACGACGTTCCTTCAGGCCCGCGACCGGTTCATGCGCCAGAGCCGATCCGGCCCTCTTCGCGTGACCATTCTGACTTATCGCAAATCCCTCGACGAGCACATCTTGAGACTTCTCAAGAGCAAGTCGATGGATGCGAACAAGGTAGACCCCACCCGTGAGGTCATGCCTTGGTAGAAATCGACGAACATCCCTAGAGATGTTCGAAGATGGCCCCTCGAAAACCGTTCGAGGGGCTTTTATTTTGATCAAGCGACAATCGCAATCGACGCATTTCTTTCCGCAATGAGGTATCTACTATGAACGACGCAGTTTCCGCCGCCATTCTCGCCGCCCAGAACGCCGCTGGTCAGTTCCAGGCCCCGGCCACTGTGCCTGCCGCCGTGTCGGCAGGTGTCCCGGCGGCCATGCCGGCCGCTCGTCCCCGCTCTCTCGCTGACGCCCTGGCGTCGGCCGGCGCTGCGGTCGACGTGTGGCTCGGCGTGAACGAGTACGGTCTCTACATCGGCAACGACAAGAAGAACCTGTTCGAGACGATCGACGTCATGATCAAGCTCTCCGAGGTCAAGTTCGGTTACGGGGTCCGCTACTCGATCGGCTCGCAGGTCAACTACGGCAAGTCGTACGACGGCGTCCGCGAGGTGAAGTCCGGTCGCCCGTGGGCCGAGATCGTCGCCGAGGCTCAGCGCATCGATCCGAAGTGCCGTGGCTCGTACGATCTCGCTGAGATCCCGATGACCCTCGTCGCCGACCTGGTGAAGAAGGACAAGACGGTGGCGGCCGAGGCCGGCAAGCGTCTCGGTCTGACGACGTCGGTCACCAACTTCCCCGTGTTCATGACCTGGGTCGCCGAGGCTCTGCCGTCCTTCGGCGAGCACAGCGAGATCCCGGTCGTGCTCAGCGGCACCACGAAGAAGGGACCGACCGGCGACTACGGCCTCGTGGCGTTCGCCACGAAGCAGTGACCTCCCGCAAGGGCTGAGGACTAAGGGGCCAGGCAAATCGCCTGGCCCTTCTCACGAAGGGGTCAACAATGACAATGCACATCTACGACGGCATGGCCGTCATCCGACGCGCCGTCGACAAAGATCCGATGGGGCGCGCACCTCGCTCCCTCATCACCCAGGCGCTCACGCCGATGGCCGGCGACGTCCACGTCTGGACCTTCGAGGGACGCAACCACCTCGCCAAGCGCCGCCAGCTCTATCCGTCCTACAAGGATCGGCCGTCGACCATGAACGAAGGCTTCTTCGCGCTCCTGGATCTGATCCGGGACGCCATGAAGCACACGTCGGCCCTGCAGATCGCGGTGCCGGGATACGAGGCCGACGACGTGATCGCGCACCTCGTTCGGCACTATGCCGGCAAGCTGCCGATCAAGATCCACACGGTCGACCGAGACCTCAACCAGCTCCTGACCTTCCCCGACGTTACGACCACGGCGTCGCCGCTGGCCGGCGTCGAACCCCACTATGTGCGCCTCTACAAGACGTACGTGGGTGACGCCTCGGACAAGATCCCCGGCGTCCGGGGCTTCGGCGACAAGACCTGGGGAACCTGTGACAAGCAGGCTCTCCTCACCGCCACGCATCATCTGCTCGAAAACGAGCCTCTAGCCGACCTCTTCGTCGAGGCCGGTCTCCAAACGAAGATGGTCGAGAAGATCATCGAGAACGCAAACGACGTCCGCACCTTCTGGGCGATCACGGGCTTCATGCCGATCGATCCCAAGGACGTCCATGAAAACACGACGGTGGGTCAGTTCGACGCCGCCGCCGCCGATGCAATCCTCAAAAAATACAGGCACTAAGATGACCGAAGTCAGCAACGCAGTCCGCAATCCGATCACCCCCGACGAAGTCGCCGTTCTCAAGGATCTCCTGGAGCAGCGCAACGCTGCCAACGACAAGTTCCACACCATCCGTCGCACCTCGCCGCTCGGGAACAAGGATCCCCAGCTCGCTCCGCTCAAGATCTGGATCGAGGGGTTGAGCCACCGCATCGGCAAGATGCTGAGCTACCGCGCGAACTACCTGTTCGGTGCGATGGAATACGCGGCCAAGAAGCACTCCGAGGTGGGAGAGGCCGCATGACGGTCCCCGCCATTCTCGTCGATGCTCGCAATTACGACGAGCACGCCCCGATCCTGAAGGATGCCTTCAGCCGCTCCGACTTCATTGGTCTCGACACCGAGACCAATGACGACCGCCGGCACGAGGGCCTCAACATCCTCTGCAAATATGACGACGAGACCCGCAAGAAGTCGAAGGCCGGCAAGTTGATTTTCGACTTCCGTCGCACCGACCTGTGCGGGACCTCGTTCTACACCGAGGCTCTCCCGAACGCCTACTACCTCAACCTCGGCCACGCCGACGTCGAGAACCGGCTCACGGAGCTGCAGCTCGTGGAGCTGATGGCCGCGAAGAAGCAGGGGAGTTTCTGGGTGGCGCACAACGCCGCCTTCGAAATGACCGTGTTCAAGCAGTGCCTCGGCTTCTCGATCGACGACGACACGATCTGCACCCTGCAGCAGGCGGTCTCGGCCTACGGCCCGCACGAGTTCTCGAAGGAGTCGTGGCGGGGCGTCGGCCAGGGCGGCATCGCGAAGCTGCTCGGCCCGATCCTGCGCGAGAGCTTCACGGGCCTGACCGATCCGGACAAGATGACCATGTCCCCGGAGCTGTCGGACCTCGTCTACAAGATCATCGCGAAGGAATCGGACGCCGATCACTCGTACAACGGCCTCGTCAAGTCGATCGCCTACGGCTACGGCCTGAAGCAGCTCGTCAAGTCGTGGTTCGGCTACGAGATGACCACCTTCGAGGAGGTCCTCGGCGACACCGCGCACATGGGCCAGCTGACCGGCGAGCAGGTCGTGGCCTACGGCGCGGACGACGCCTATTGGGCCATGCGGGTGTTCCGCCATCTTCTGAGCTACATGCTCGGCACCGGTGGTCCGAACCTCGTCAAGACCTTCTTCGAGCAGGAAAACCCGATGGTAGCCGAGTTCTCTCGGATCCAGTGCGGGGGCCTGAAGGTCAACGAGCAGGCGATCAAGGCCCGCAACGAGACCGAGCGGGTCGAGGCCGCGAAGATCTTCCGGGGTCTCAAGGCCGCCGTCCGCCAGCTCCTGCCGTTCAAGCCCGAGCCCGACGAGCGTCTCTCGAAGTACGACAGCAAGTGGTACCTGGGCAAGAACGGCGACGGCTACGTGAAGTACCGCACCGCCATCGAGAACTGGGCCACGTCGGACGACTTCGTCGACGACTATCACCAGTGCCAGCAGGTGCGCGGCCCCGTGTCGAACGCCTGGGCCGAGGAGCGCAAGGAGCGGCTGTCGAACGGCCCCAACTTCTCGCACTACATGCCCGTCCGGACGCTGATCTACGACCTCATCAACACCAAGGCCATCGTCAAGATGGGCAAGGTCGAGAGCGACGGTGAGGCCCGTGGCAAGCTGAAGGACCGGCTGGAGCAGGAATACAAGGCCGCCCCGACCGACCGCCTGAAGGCGGCGATCGAGGTCGTCTCGTACCTGAACCAGCTGGCCGGCGTCGAGCAGCGGATGAAGCTCTACATCAAGCCGTATCTGCTGCTCACCGACCCGGAGACCGGCCGACTCTACCCGACCGTGACCTCCATGCTCGCCACCCGGCGCATGGCGGCCCGCGACCCGAACCCGATGCAGCTGGCCAAGCGTGGCGAGTCCACCTACGTGCGCGGCTTCTTCGAGGCGGATCACGACGACCACGTCATCGTCTCAATCGACTGGTCGGCCATCGAGCTGGTGGAGATCGGTGAGTTCTCCGGGGATCCGGAGTTCATCAAGGCGTTCTCGACCACCCCTCACGAAGACCTGCATTCCGGCTCGGCCTCGTCGATCCTGTCGATCGAGTGCCCCGGCCTGAACGAGCAGACCTTCAAGGCTCTCCCGCGCCTGCCGGCCTGGGAAGAGCTGAAGGACGTCGACAACGTCGCCCGTCTCGCCACGAACCTGAAGGGCGAACCCCTCGACCCCGGCAAGGCCTACAAATACTGGCGTACCGAGGTCGGGAAGGGCGCGAACTTCAACTACTGGTACTCAGGCTGGCTCGCCACGATCGGCGAGCGCATGGGGTGGACGCCCGAGAAGACGGCCGAGGCCACCAAGGCCTACCAGGAGCGGTTCTGGGTCGCCGAGCAGTGGCGTCTCAAGCAGATCGAGGACATCCGCCGTGATGGCTTCGTGACGCTGCCAGATGGTCACCGCTACGTCCGGTTCGAGGCCACGCAGGAGTGGTACATCGACTGGGTCGGCAAGTTCTGCGGATCACGCATCGCGGGCTCCGAGAACTACGAGAAGATCATGCGCTGGGTCGCCTCCAAGATCCAGAAGCGGGCGGGAAACCAGTCCGTGAACGCCATGATCCAGGGCTCGTGCGCCACCATCGCAAAGCGGTCGGTGATCCGGATCAACCGGCACTTCTGGAACCAGAACTGGACGGACCGGGAGTTCCGCTTCCTCGTGCCCATCCACGACGAGCTGGTGTTCTCGGTCCACAAGGACCTGGCTCCGCAGTTCGTCCGCGAGGCGAGGGGGATCATGATCGATCACCCCGACATGTTCAAACTCTGCAAGCTCGATGCCTCGCCGGCTCTCGGGCGCACGTTTGAACCGTGGGACGCGAAGAAGGCCCCGCTCGGGCAGGTGGAACTGTTCGAGCCCCCGGCTGCGATCGTCGGCGACGCCCTCGCCAACAAGCGCCTCGACGACGACGGCATCCGCCTGGTCGTCGACAAGCTCTTCTTCGAAGAGCGGCGGCTCGCAGCATGACCTATCCGCTCGGAAACAAGCTCCTCGATTTCATCGAGGGGCACGCTGAACACAAGGGTGGCCCCAACGGGCCGCTCTTGCTCCGCAACGAGGTCGCGCAGGCCCTTGGCTTCGTCCTGGGCAGCTACCTCAAGAACCTCACCAACCCCCACGACCAGATGGGCTTCGCGGACGTCGTCCGCGAGGAAGCCTCGCTGGTCGTCAAGCAGGCAACCAGACAATGAGCAGATACGACGACCTCGCCCTCGACCACATCCTCTCGGAGATGCAGCTTCCCGCCGAGGACAAGTACCTCATGAAGCTGCGTGACGCCTCGGCCGAATACTGCCGGGAGCAGGGGCGCATCCTGCCCCGCGAGGCCGGCGCGGCCCTCGGCCACCTCTTCGCATTCCTGCTCGCCCACACCGACGAGATCGGTCGGAAGCGGGCTGAGCGCGCCTTCAAGGACGCCATGACCGCAGGATCCTACGCGACCTGCGGGATGGACAGCATTGCAGTTCACTAAGGAGAAGCAAGTGTTCGGAGATCCCATCTACAAGCGCGACGCCAACGGCCGGATCCGCGACTGGCAGTACGAGGTCGATGGTGCGCGCTGGCGCACCATTTCCGGCCTCGTCGACGGTGAGCGCGTCATCACCGGCTGGACCACCTGCACGCCGAAGAGCCAGGACACGGCTGAGGGCCAGGCTCTCTTCGAGGCCATGGCCGAGATGAAGAAGAAGCTCGATCGGGACTATCGTCGCACGATCGACGAGGTTGACCGGCCGCGCGATTCCGTCGTGAAGCCGATGCTGGCCCACAAGTACGAGGCCTGGACCGGCGGGTCGTGGAGCCAGCCGAAGCTCGATGGCATCCGCTGCCTCGCCACGAAGGACGGCCTCTGGAGCCGCCAGGGCAAGCCAATCGTGGCCTGCCCGCACATCGTGGAGGCTCTGGCGCCCCTGTTCGTTCTGCACCCTGGCCTGATCCTCGACGGCGAGCTGTATAACCACGACCTCAAGGACGACTTCAACCAGATCACGAGCCTGGTGAAGCGCCTGAAGCCGACCGCCGAGGACCTCGCCAAGTCGGCCGAGCTGATCCAGTACCACGTCTACGACGTCCCGAGCTTCGAGCAGGAGTTCGGCCTGCGGGTCCGCTTCCTGCAGCATGAGCTGGGACTGGGTGAGGGTAGCGTCATTCGTCTCGTCGAGACGAAGTGGGCCGCCGACGAGGTCGCCCTCGACGCGCTCTACGCCGAGTACCTGGAGCAGGGCTACGAGGGCCAGATGGTCCGCAGCAACGGCCGCTACGAGCAGAAGCGGTCGAAGCACCTCCTGAAGCGCAAGGAGTTCCAGGACGCCGAGTACAAGATCCTCAGCATCGAGGAAGGCAACGGGAACTGGGCCGGCTACGCCAAGCGCATCGTCTGCCAGCTCGACGACGGACGCGAGTTCGGAGCCGGCGTGAAGGGCAACCAGGACTTCTGCAAACAGCTGCTCGGCCAGACCCCCGAGCAGGCCACCATCCGCTTCTTCGCCCTAACCCCGGACGGCGTTCCGCGCTTCCCCGTGGCTGTGGCCTTCCACGAGGGAGAGCGCCTGTGACCACCATTTCCGCAAAGATCATCGCCGACAGCATCAGCCCTGACGGCATCCGGATCACGACGTTCCACCTGCGCTATCCGCGCTTCATCCACGCCGAGCTGATGACCCATCGGGTCTTCAGCCGCAACGCACGGTCCTCACGGGCCGTGCCGGTGGGGAAGATGATCGAGGAGATCCAGAACGACCCGGTTATCCCGATCCACTGGGGCAAGAACCAGGCGGGGATGCAGGCTCACGAGGAGCACGACGCGCCGGTAACCATTGGTCTCGACTTCGATCTGAGCAAAACGCTCACCCGGATGCAGGCTTGGCTCTTCGCCCGTGACCGCGCTGTAGAGGCGGCCCAGGCCTTCCACGCCGCCGGCTACCACAAGCAGGTCGTGAACCGTCTCCTGGAGCCGTTCATGCACATCGACACCCTCGTCACCGCGACGGAGTGGTCGAACTGGTATGCGCTGCGTGATCACAAGGACGCCGAGCCCCACATCAAGAAACTCGCCGAGGAGATGAAGAAGGCTCGGGACGCCTCGACACCTGAGAAACTTGAGCCAGGAGCCTGGCACCTGCCGTATGTTGACGAAGCCACGGAAGATCAGGTCGCCGACTATGTCATTGGTACCGGCGGTGCTGGCCCGCGTGAGGTGCAGATGATCAGTGATCTGCTGATCAAACTGTCGGTCGCCCGGAGCGCTCGCATCTCCTACGCACCATTCGACGGCGATGGCTCAATCGAGAAGGAGCTGGACCGATACGAGAAGCTGGTCGGGTCCTACCCGATGCACGCCTCGCCGGCCGAACATCAGGCGACGCCGGATCGAAAGCGGTCAGCCGGCATCTCTGACTGGACGCAGGGTTGGTGGCAGGAGGAGCTGCACGGCAACTTCGTCGGGTGGATACAATTCCGGAAGACCCTTCAGGGAGAGTGCCAGTGAACTGGGACGTCATCATCCAAGGGGGCGCGATCATCGCGCTCCTCTTCATCCTGGGTTGGGCTGTGACGGGGGTGCAACGTGCTCAGTAAGTGGCGAGACCGTTTCCTGAGCCTGGCCGCCCACGTTGCGACCTGGTCGAAGGACACAACCAAGGTTGGAGCCGTGGCGATCACGCCTGCAAAGGCTGTCGCCGAGACCGGCTACAACGGGTTGCCCCGGGGCGTGCAGGATCTGCCAGAGCGGATGTCTCGGGAGCCTCTTCCGGGACACACGACCGGGGCCAAGTACCTGTTCACGGGCCACGCCGAGGAGAACTTGGTGGCACACGCTGCTCGCCCCCGTCTTGAGGGCACGACGGTGTACGTCACCCATCTCTGCTGCGCTGCCTGTACCCGGATGCTGATCAACGCAGGTGTCGGCAAGATCATCTGCGGTCCTGGCAAGACATCGATGCCTCAAGAGCAGTTCGATGCCACGATGATCATGATCCGGGATACAGGCATCGGCTTCGAACTTGTTGACGAGGAAAATCCGAACATCCCCAGGGACGTTCATTTGTCCGCGTAAAGCCTGAGGGTTACTTCGGTGTTCATGGCAAAGAACACCGGAAAATCTGCTGAAGGCGAGTTCGAAGACTTCCTCAAGAAGCTCGGAAAGCACGCCTATTTCTACCGCTTCAAGGACGCGAGCGACCTGAAGGGGCTCACCGGCAAGATCGGTCACATCGACAAACAGCCCTCGGACTACATCGTTGTGGTCCGAGGGCTGACTGCGTTCAGCGAGGTCAAAAGCACTGGTAACGACACCTCGTTTCCCTTCTCACTACTCAAGGCCGGCCAGAACGCCCATGCACTGCGCATTCTGGCGGCGGGCGGGTCGTACCTCGTATACGTGAAGAGAATGACGACCGGTGAATGGTTCCGGATCCCCTACGAGGTGATCCGCCAGACCCGTGAGACCGGTAAGGCGTCCATCCCCTGGCGCGATCTTGGGGGTTACACATGGTCAGCGTAGTTCCACTTCCAAGTTTAGCGCGCCTCAAGGAAATGCTCCTCATCAATGATGACGGTGTGCTGGTTTGGCGGACGACCTCCAAGAACAAAAGGAGGCGTGCGGGCGCGCGAGCTGGGAGCATCACGGGTGATGGCTATATCGCACTGAGGATTGATGGTCGGAGTTATCTGGCCCATCGAGTCGTGTTCAAGCTCATCCACGGTCGTGATCCCGTTCACGAGATTGATCACCGCGACCTCGTAAAATCCAACAACCACCCTGACAACTTGCGAGAGGCTTCTGACCACGAGCAGGTGCAGAATCGTCGTGCGTGGAAGCGCAAGTACGACCTGCCAAAGGGCGTCGGCAAAGCCCCTGATCGTAGGGGCTATTCTGCCCGGATCAAAATCAAGGGTCGCCTCATCTACCTCGGATACTTCGGAACCAAGGAAGAGGCACACGCAGCATATGTAGCCGCTGCACACAAGCATTTTGGTGAGTTTGCAAATACGGGAGCTTAAGTTGGTAACGGATATTATGCTTGATATAGAGACGACCGGCACGGATCCAGCACATGCTGCGATCCTGCAGATCTCGGCTGTCAAGTTCTCCATCGAGACGAAGGAGATCAGCCACAATTTCTTCGACCGCTGCCTCGCCATGCCGGCCAACCGGTACTGGGACGAGGGCACGCGGGAGTGGTGGCTGCGACAGGACGAGCACATCCTCCCCGAGATCCTCGGCCGCGCCGAGGACCCGGCCGTCGTGATCAAGGACTTCTCGGAGTGGATCATCGGCACGCTCCCGGTCAAGGACGTGCGTCTGTGGGCCAAGCCGATCTCCTTCGAGTGGCCGTTCATCGCCTCGTACTTCAAGCAGTTCGACGTCCCGCTGCCGCTGCACTACCGGCACGCCAAGGACCTGAACACGTACATCTTCGCCCGTGGCCACGACATCAACGAGTTCTGGAAGGGCATCCCGTTCGAGGGTGACGCCCACAATGCGCTCTACGACGTGTTCCACCAGATCCGAGGAGCTTTCGCAGCATGAACATGAAGATCCTGGGTGACCCCCACCTGGGGCGCGAGTTCCGAAACTCGGTGCCCCTGCACCGCAGGGGCGAGCGTGAGCGCCTGATCAGAGAGCACTTCGTCCGTGAGTTGGATCCGCAAGGATCCGGCCTTCACGTTTGTATGGGCGACCTGTTCGACCAGCCGGTCGTCAGCCTCGACACGATCTGGTTCGCCGCCTCGTCCTACATCACGGCGTCGCTCGATCACCCCAACACGACCTTCGTCGTCATCCGGGGCAACCACGACGACAGCCGCGATCTCGGCCAGGTCTCGGCCTTCGACATCTTCAAGGGTCTCGTGGCCTCCCGGCCGAACATCTTCGTGGTCGACGACAAGCCGCTCCAGCTCGGGGCCGGCACGGTCTTCTTCGGATGGTGCCCGGACAAGAGCGCCGAGGAGCTGGTCGCCTCGGCCAGCATATCCGGAGCCACCACGGCCTTCGGTCACTGGGATGTCGACCTCCGGTCAGCGCCCCACAACCTGATCCCGACGAAGGCTCTCGCCGAGAAGGGCATCACGAAGATCTACACCGGCCACATCCACCTGCCGACCACGTTCACCCGTGATGGCATCGACGTGGTCGTGACCGGCTCGATGCAGCCCTACGCCCACGGCGAGGACGCGACGGGCGAGTGGTACGTGACGCTGACCCGCGAGGAGCTGGACGCAACCGATCCGGCCACCCTCAAGGACAAGTGCGTGCGCGTCCTGCTCAAGGCAGGCGAGACCACCGACGTCCAGCTCGACTGCCTCCAGCTCAAGTACGAGCGGGTGGAGGAGGTCGTGGATGACGGCGGCGTAGAAGTCACCATGGACGGCTTCGATCTCGGCAAGACCTTCGCGGAGGTCTTCCAGCAATTCACCCTCGTGGACAATGTCAAAGAGAAGATCGATTCCAGATGGCAGACAACTTTTACGCAGCAGGGCTGAAGGTTCTTCTGGCTCAAGGCTTCTGGACACCGCCCGAGAAGGCCGTGCTCGAATGGTTGCACTCCGCAGCCGAGGAGAGCGCGGCCATCTACTGGGACAACGTGACCGGAATTATCCCCGGATCGGATGGCCACGTCGTCATCAGGAACATCATCACCAAGTGCAAGCACTTCGGGCTCGCACCGGTCTTTGAAGAACTACAAAAAGCATATGACCAAAAGAGCACCACTCAATCTCAACACGAACCTGAAAAAGCGCCCGGAATGGGAGCGGATCAGGGCGAAAAAGCTGCGTGACCAAGCGATCGAGCGGCAGGGGAACCTCTGTTACCTCTGCCGCCTCCCCATGGACGATGTGACCGACGACAGCTCGAACGACCGAGCCTCGGTCCATCGCATCAGCCCCAACCGATTCTTCACTCCCGGCAATGTGGTTGCCGCCCACTACAGGTGTACCAGCGATGCTGAAAAAGCTCGAATACAGTGTGACCTTCCCAACGACTGGCAGAACCCTCGCCAGAGAGGTGGCTTTCGAGCCCGGGATGATGGCCATCACGGGGCCGAACGAGGCTGGTAAGTCGATGGTCATGGAGATGGTCCGGTTCTGCCTGTTCGGGACCGCAGCCCTCCGTGGCAACAGCGACGACTACAAGACCCTGAAGGCCAGCCTGGAGTTCGTCGTGCGGGGCGAGATCTACAAGGTCCGTCGCACGATCAACAACGCCTGGCTCTACCAGGACGACGAGCTGCTCGCGACCGGCGTCAAGCCGGTGAACGCCAAGGTCATCGCGATCCTCGGTTTCGGCATCGAGGTGTTCGACGTCGCCTGCATGGCCAACCAGGGCGATGTCGAGAAGCTCGCCAAGATGCGCCCGACCGAGCGCAAGAAGATGGTCGACGAGGTCATCGGTGCCAACCGCATCGAGGAGCTGGCGAAGTGGTGCGGTGACGAGGCCGCTCTTCTCGGCCGCGAGATCGCCGTTCTCGAACGCGGACTGGTCCAGCCCGTCGAGCCCGTCCGCCCCGAGGGCTACTGCGACAGCGTCATCCTGCAGAAGAGCGTGGACGAGCTGCGCACGAAGCAGCAGGAGCTGGCTCGCCTCTCGGGATGGCTGCAGGCGAAGCCGGCCGAGCCCGTGGCCCCCGGCGTCCTGGGCCACGCCTTCAGCGAGCAGCAGCTGATCGACGCCGAGCTGATCCTCTGCGTCCCGACCTACGACTTCGACCGCGAGGCCGTGAAGGCTCAGTGGGAGGCCTTCGAGCTGTGGCTGGACCGTCGCCGCTTCGAGGGGCAGCACCCCCGGCCCGTCATGAGCCTGGAGCAGATCAAGCTCGCCTATCAGAAGGACGAGCTGATCGCCGAGCTGGAGCGGCTCAAGAAGAACCCGGTGATCACCTGCCCCTGTGGTCAGCCGTTCACGACGGCCGACGAGCGGATCAGGGAGATCGAGGACACCCTGGCCGGGTTGCCGGATGTCGACTGCGGAGACTGCGACCCTCGTCGAGAGGAGCGGATGATCGTCGACTGGATGAACCCCGACACCCTTCGGCAGTGGGAGGCACTCAAGGACGCCGTGGAGGTCGAGCAGCCGCACGTCACCCGGGCCGAGCTGGCTCGCGCCGAGGGCGCGGTCCACGTCGAGGACCGGAGGCGCAAGCTGAACGAGCTGGGGTTCATTGGCGAGGACCTCCAGGCCGTTCGGACGATGCTCCGGGACCTGCGGACCTTCCAGGCCCAGATGGCCGCCTACGAGCCCCAGAAGGCGGCCTACGAGGCATGGCTGAAGGAAGCCGAGGGGGTTGCCGCCCAGGTCCAGGCTTTGGCCGTGGAAGTGGCTCAGCTGCCGATCCAGGAGGCCAGGCTGCGGGAGGCCCAGCATTACGAGGTGGCGTACGCCAACTTCGTGAACGCGAAGGCCGACTACGGCAAGCGCGTGGTGGAGCTGGAGGCCGTCAAGGCCGAGCGGCAGTCCTGGCTCGACGGCAAGGCTGGGTTCAACGAGCTGCGCGAGCGGATCAAGACCCACCTCGTGCCGTCGCTCTCGAAGGTCGCCTCGGTTCTCTTGAGCCAGATGACCGGCGGGGCGCGCAACTCGATCGTCGTCGACGAGGAGTTCGAGGTCATGGTCGACGGCCAGCCGCTCAACACCCTGTCGGGATCCGGGAAGGCGTGTGCCAACCTGGCTCTGCGGATCGGACTTGGTCAAGTATTGACCAATAATGTCTTCTCGATTTTCATCGGGGACGAGATTGATGCGTCGATGGACAACGATCGGGCAAGAAATCTCGGAACATCCCTAGAGAACATCGGAAGTCGTATCTCGCAAATCATCATCATCACCCACAAAATACCAGAAGCGAAACACGTCGTTTCCTTCTGAGGACAGTGATGGATGAGAAGTACGTAAGAGAAGAGCTTCGAGACAATGGCTACAACGTCTCGAAGCTCGCCCGATCCCTCGGCATGGACTATGTCGAGACCAAGCTGAAGTACGGGAACGACGAGACGCCAGCTCGTCGCCCCGCCGGCCCCCGTCCCGTGAACATCAAGGACCTGGCCCGCACACCCCCCCTTCGGCGGCATGTGATCGCGGTCAAGCCCGCGAACGGCGAGTGGCCCAACGACTATTCCCAGGTGATCCACACTGCCCGCAAGCGGGTCGACGCCGGGACGCACACCATGTGCCAGAACACCCGTGAGGATGGGTGGGTAGTTCTCTACCTGATCCCCCTGAAGAGGCCCCAGAAGCCGAAGCCATTCTTCTTCATGCCGATCGAGGGGGTGCTCTGATGATCGCGTTGGATAGCCGAGGCGGACCAGGACTGTTCTTCTACAAGGGCGACATCGTTGACGCCTACAACTTCGACGCTGACGAGCTGAGCATCGTCGGCATCGCCCGAGCCCTTTCGCGGATCAACCGCTTCACCGGCAACGGCTCCAAGCCGTACAGCGTGGCTCAGCACAGCGTGACGCTGAGCTACCTCGTGCCGAAGAAGCTGGCCAAGGCCGCTCTCATGCACGACGTCTGCGAGGTCTTCATCGGCGACGTCCCGTCACCGGTCAAGAAGATCTGCCCGCAGCTGATGGAGATCGAGGAGAAGATCCTCCGTCGCCTCGCCCACGTCTTCAAGATCCCCTACGTGCAGTTCATCGAGCTGCGCCCCTTCGACAGTCAGATCGGACGGGACGAGGCCCGCGCCCTCTTCGAGGAACCCGGCATCGACATCTCCGGTGGCGGCTTCGGGGTCGAGATCGTCCCCGTCGACGCAAAGCAGGCTGAGGACGACTTCGTCCGCCGCTTCTTCGAACTGTTCATTGAAGGCCACGATAATGACTGAGACCACGGGCGCTGCGCGCTTCAACACCACCAAGTTCCGCCCCTCGCTCGTGCCGGCCTCGCTGGTTCGCTACTGCGCCTACGGCATGACCTACGGCGCGGTGAAGTACGAGGACAACAACTGGCGCAAGGGGTTCGACTGGACGTCCATCATGGACTCGTTCGAGCGTCACTTCCTCGCTATCAAGGAGGGCGAGGACATCGATGAGGAGAGCGGGCTTCCCCACCTGTCGCTCCTGGCTTGCAACCTGGCCTTCCTGGTCGAGCACTACGACACCGGGCTCGGCCGGGACGATCGGTTCCAATACAGCTTCGACTTCGCCCGTCAGCAGCTCGCGTTCAAGGATCCGCCAAAGAAGCTGAAGGAGGAGGCGGCACCACTCGCGGGGGAGACCTTCACGGTCGACCTCAGCAAGTGCCCGAGCTTCTTCCACAACAACAGCTTCCTCGTCGGCACCGGAGACCAGATCCAATGAACCACGATGCTTACTCCGAATTTGTGGGTGCCCTGGCGTCCAAGGAGCGTCACACCCACCTCGTCCCGCATCGTCTCTTCAGGCTCATCGCGACCCAGGCGCTCTATGACCAGGAGCAACTCGATGCCCTGAAGAAGGCGCTCTTCGCCGGTAAGCACAACCACAGCCTGGAGGCGACCCGGAAGAGCTACGCCATGGCCCCTGAGGCCGAGGACTACCCCGGCGTCAACATGGACCTGCTCCATGGCATTCTGGGTTTGCGGACGGAGGCCGACGAGCTGCTGCGACTGACTGTCGACGCCCGCAGCTACAAGACCATCGACCCGCAGAAGGTGGTGGACGAGGCCGGCGACGCCCTCTTCTACATCGCCCTGCAGCTCCGGGCCGTGGGCAAGACCCTCGACGACGCCCTCGACGGCAACGTCGCGAAGCTCAAGGTCCGGTACCCCGAGGGCTACAACTCGGCCGTTGCTGCGGCCGAGAAGAACCGGGACGCCGAAGCCGCCGCCCAGGCCGCTGTGATCTGATGATCTCATGGCAATGGTTGGGCCAGCCCTGCGAGGACTGGCCCAGGTGGCTCTGGTTCAGGAACTGGGCCAGGGACGGCGACAGGTTGGTTCTTCCGCAGCTCGAAGGGGTCGTGGTGATGAACCTGGGTGATTGGGTGGACAGGAGGCCTGACGGCTTCCTCACCCTCCGACCTTAAGAGATCGGCACGAGTAACTCCCGTCTGCGTCCTCTGACCGTAGGACAGGTAACGTTAAACACGCCTGACATGCTCAACTCGGCTCGTGAGCGAGACCATGCTATTTACGGGTTAATGTCGGGAACGCGGTCACAGCAGGGGAGGTCCCGAGGCCAGTCGGGACCTCCCCATTTCGATTGAGGCGGGTTCCGCCATACGGGAGGAGATGAGGTGAGCGAACTTGTCAGCAGGATGAAATGGGAGCGCGACCAAGGCGCGGGGCTTACCCCGATGGAGCACGCGGCCCTGATGGAGATTGAGCGCCTACGCGGACTCTTGGAGGAGGCCGCCAAGATCGGCACATGGGGCACATCTGCCGAGCAGGACGCCGCCATTCGGGCCCGGATCGAAGCGGAATTGGAGAGTTAGACAGAGGGCGCGTCCGTCGAACTATGGAGGGGAGAATGATACAGGCCGGAACTATGGTGAGGCTCAAGAAGGCTGTAGCTGATGGGGACACCGCAAAGGCCAAGGTCTTGGCTCTGTTGACCGACATCGAAGGCGGCTTGTTTCTCGACAAGCCCCTCAACGGCTTCCGCTACTGGAACATCAAAGACGTTGTGCGGGTCCGCAGTTAGACGGACGGGATTTCCGTATCACCGTAGCGAAGCCTGACTTCACTACCCTCACGAGAAAATTATCCTGAAAAGACAAAGGCCCCACCGGGGCCTTTTTCATTCCTCCAGAGCGGCCCGTTTCGTTCGAACCAGGTCTCGTACGAGGTTGTTGGTCTCCCGCGAGACCTCGATCAGGTTGGTGACCTGGACCTGGAGGCGGACCACGTCGGCCGACAAGGTCTCACGGTCCTTGACGTAGGCCTTCAGCTGGTCCTCCAGCCTCTTTCGCAGCTCCATCCCCTGGTCGATCCGCTGGGTGAGAGTGGAGATCTGCTTATCCTGCTCCCGGTTCTGGTCGATGATCAGGAAGAATTGGCCCCCGATCGACGAGAGGGCGACGAGAGCAGCACCGTAAACCCACCCCTTCTTGAAGGCGAACAGGCCGTTGTCGTCGATGATGGCGATCGGGGTCTTGGACATCAGAGGGCTCCAGTCACGACGGCGAGGCCGAAGAGGACGCCCGTTGCCAGCTCCGCGTTGCGGATCTCGGCCCCCTTGGTCGAGAGACGCCAGGACAGCTCGTAGATGCAGACGATCAGAACGGCACCTGCGACCATTGGCACGAGGTGGAAGAGGGGAAGGAAGGCGAGGGGAGCAAGAACCGACAGGTGACGGAGGAAGAGCGCCACATGGTCGCGACGCTTCCCGCCGACGTCCGCGATGCGCTCGATCGCGGACTCATAGAGGCTGATCTTACGACCACCGAGGTCACGAGGCAGACGGTTGAGGGTGAACCACCGCCCCCATGGCGGGAAGGACCACGCGAGATAGGCGGACGCGAGGGTGAGGGCTTCCATGATCGGATAGGCCGCCAGCCACGAGAGAGGCACCACCAGCGGCGAAACCCAGAAGCGCGGGTGCCCTGGTAGCTTCGGAGCGCCGAAGCGGCCTCCTCGGACCCCGTTGATGAACAGGAATCCGAGGACGATGAGGATCTTCAGCAGCACGTTCATGTCTGCCTCAGCCCAGGACGTCGGCGGCTGTCGCCTCGGGCACCAGGGCGAGACGAGCGAGGATCTTCTGCTTCAGCTTCTCGGTGCCGCCAAGCCAGCGCACGACCGTGGGGGCGTGTTCGAGGGCGTACGCGACGGATTCGGCCACGACCTCGCTGCCGATCTCGACCGTGAGGACCCTGTCCTTGGTCGCGCCCTTCACGGCGTTGAACCCGTAGTTGATCGCACGCTCCAGGAGCTGGTCGACGCGCATGGTCTGAATGACCTCGTACACGCTCTTCGGCAGCTTGCGGAGAAGCCAGAGCATCGTGGCGATGAGCACCTGGTACAGGTGTTCGTCGAGCAGGGCGGCGATCCAGTCGCCGTAGGGGATGGCGACCTCGGCCGCGTAGGCGGGTTGGGCCAACACCACCGCGAAGAAGAAGACAGGGATCATGGCAACAGCGCCGAAGGGAGCTACACAAAGGGCAAGGAGCAGTCTCAACATCGTTTGGTTTCCGGAGTTGGAGGGTTACTTGAGTGCGCGCAGCAGCTCGTCGTCGATGCGATCGGATGCCGGGAGACCGTGGTCGAACCGGAAGGCCGCGATGGCTGCGACTGTCTTGGGGCCGACGATGCCGTCCGCCTTGCCGACCATCTTGTAGCCGAGGGCGACGAGCTTCTGCTGGACGATCCGAATCTTGTCGCGGGACAGAGGCTCGGCGGTGAAGACACCGGTCGTCAGGGCTTCCTTGGCCCGCTGCAGATACTGCAGCCGGTCGTTGAGGCCGTTGTAGCCACCGTTGATCTTCTTCGTGATGGCCCGTCCGTCGTCCTTGTCGGCGAGGGCGTTGAGCTTGTTGTCGTTCCAGTAGATGCCGGCGGACCAGGCGGCCCACTTGGGCTGAGCCAGAACGGTCGGATCGGCGACGCTGTCAGGAGCCTTGAGCCCGAAGAGCTTCCGGAGCGCATCGCGCACGCGCCGGTAGTTCGTTGCGCCCGTGGTCTGGAAAATCCCTCGACCCTTGTTGCGTCGACCGTCGCCGTCCTTGGCCTTGGTGTTGCCGAGGTCGGTGCGGGTGTCGTACGCATCGCCGCTCGCGTACTCCGTCAGCGTCCGGAAGCCGTCCGTCTCGTGGGCGGCCTGGGCGAGGAAGTGCGCCTGGCGTAGCGGGGTGTTGATCTCGAAGTGCTTGAAGACCGCTTCGAGTTCGGCGGCGACACCCTTGACGATGTCGACCCTCTCGCGCGGGCAGATGTCACAGATGATGCGCTCAAGACTTGACATGAGCCACCTCGTCCGTGCCAAAGATTTCCTTGTACTTGTCCCTGATCTGCTGGATCAGCCATTGGCTGGCCGATGTCTTCGCAAGCTTTGCGAGCGCCTCGAGTTTGAGGCGGTCCTCAGGGGTTCCGTATCCGATGATGCCAACACTTTTTGCCATGGCTCCAATGTGGGAGCCATGGCCTACTATTACTTCTCGCTCACCAGTGATATTGGATGAGTTTCAATTGAGGCTGGCGCAGAACAGCCAGAACGCCTTGAGCTGGTCGTCGCTCCAACCCTTGGCCGCCTGCACGATCGGCACCAGGGCGTCGGTGAAGCGGAACGTCACGGCCCCCGTCACCTTCACGCGGGCGCGGGCCAGCTCCTTGGGGTCGGTGATGGCGGCTTCGAGGATGGTGAGCAGCTCCTGCGGAATGGTGCCGGGACCGACAGCGGCCTCAGCTTCCGCCCACGAGATGATCTCCTCCTCGGCTAGGCCCTGGAAGAACTGACGATCGGTGAGGTCGGGCATGACCGGTTCGGGTTCGGGGGTGGCGGCTACGGTCTCCAGCCACGCGCGGTCCTCGTCGGTCAGGGGGAGTTGCTCACCATCTACAAGCTTGAAAGCATCGGTCATGGGATCTTGAATCCTCTCAGAATGATTTGACCGCCAAGGAACGTCGTCCCGCCGCCGAAGTAGAACCGCGCCTTAGACGCGCGGGACGACGACGTGACGAAGCCGCCGGCGTTGAATCGCTCCGGATAATCGACGGATGACTGGTAGTGGACGCTCTCCCACATCAGATGCGGGTACCGCGCAGGTCCGCCGGGATCGAGGGTCGCCTTTACCTTTGCTGCGGTGTGCGAAGTGTTCTGCACCGAGCCGGTCAACTGCCACTGAGCATTGGTGCCCTGCCGATGGACGCGGCCGACGGTGTTGATGTTCGGAGAGTAGTCAACCACCTCGTAGTAGCCCGCCACCAACTCGGCCCCGGCACCGTTAAAGAGCCGGGCATAGAGGGCTGAGTTGTTGGCGTTCGGGCAGGCCCAAGGCACCTCAACCTCAAACCAATCATACCCGGCGGGTAACGTGACATCGACGAAGGAAGATCCGTTCGGGATCACGACGCTGGAGAGATAAATGTCTCCCTGCCCCGTCAGGTTGCGAAGGTCATTGATGTTGATGTCTTCGGGGGGGCCTGCGGTCGCGGATTTGCGCGCCTTGAAGGTGCCGCTCGCCATGTTCGTCATGCGGGCATTACTGACGAACTGGCCGCTCGTTTCGCTGAAGATCTCGTAGGAATTGGCCCCGGCGCTGAAGCCCCCGTAGCGAAATTTGTTGTCCTTATCGAGCCCGAAATAGGTTGCGTACGCCCCCGGTCGATGGAACAGGATCGCAGCGGGTCCGATAACGCCGCCGACGTTGACGCCGCGCACCTCGATGTTGGTAAAGGCCCCGGTGTTGAACTCCTTGATCTCGTCGATCGGATCCGTGGCCGATGCGTCCGGCATGAAGAAGGTCTGGGTGTTCCTGAAGCTGTTGACAGCGGCGATCTTGGCGTACCGAGCGTCCATCTCGGCCTGGGTCTCCAGGACCCGGATCCAGGCCGTCCAGGCCGCCGCGCCGTTCTTGTCGCGCTTCCAGATCAGGCTATCCGCTGCGCCGTCGCCGCCGTAGGCAATGGCGTACTGTGTGATGTACGTCGCGCCGGCATCCACCATCACGCGAATGAGCCAGTAGCCGGCAGAGGGCGTGTTCGTGGCCGCGTCGGTGGCGTTCCAGAGACCGTTCTCTTGGAGCGTGTTGACGTCCCCAGCGAAGCCTGGAGCCTGCTTGGCGCGCGGCCCCGTCGTGTTCGACAGATCCCGGGCGGCAGGATCCAGAAGAGCCCGGTCTAGTGCCTTGGTCAATTATGCCTCCTGGGCGAAGAAGATGTCGATGTCAGCGACGGTCGTCGCCTCGCCGCTCGCAATCGCCTGAAGCGCCAGGGCCTCGCGGGCGAAGCTGCCCTTGACGTGCGCACGGGCGGCCACAGCCATCTGCTCCATCTCGGCATTGGTGAGCGGCCGGAACTGGTTGTCGGCGAACTTCCAGAACTCGCCGTCCTGGCGGATGCCGAGAGACACCGCCTGCAGCTCCGACAGATACTTGCCCTGGCTCTCGCGGTCGGTGTGGATCGGCCAGCCGTTCCAGGTCGTTCCGGAGACCTCCATCTGCCACCGCTTCTCGGCCGCGTAGGCGGCGAGATCGACGGGCGGGGTGGGAGGCTCGTAAGGCTCAACCACCACGCCGTTCCAACGCCGCCGCCCTTGGTTGGAAAGAAACTCCACCCATTGATCCCGCGTGATCTCCACCACGCCGTCAGGGATCAGGGGGTTGCGCTCTTCGCCAACTTTCTCGCCCTCGTCGTACCGGATGATAACGAGGTTCCCCTCGTCGTCCTCCCCATAGACCGGGACCGGGTCACTATAGACTGGCTTCATCAGAGGGCCGTGAACGCCCTCCGTGTAAAAGCCTTCGGGAAGGCCCTCGTCGTTGAATTTTGCGTAGATGGTCATGTGTCAGTACCCGATTGCCAGCCAGCGAGAATTTTGAGCAGCCACACCGACGAATCCTCCGCTATTGGCGTATCGAGGGCGGGTCCAGAACTGATGATTGGCAATGAGGTCAATCGTTACGTTTACCGACTGATCGCCTGCCAAAGTGCCGACTGGGGTTGCCACTACGGCGTGCACCGCATTGGGGAACGCGACCGGAAACGTAATGAGACTGTCGCCGCCGCCGACGAGACCCCACTGGACAATTAGACCACTCGGAAACTTGTAGTAGCCATTCATATCCCCGACATGGGCCGCGTTGATGTCCGTCCAAATCCGCCCAAGATCAGCGTTGTCGACCGTGGCTTTGAGCATAGCGCCTGCGGACCAGCCGATCTTGATAACATTCGCTGTCTGCCCAATCCCTGTGCCTTGCTGCACAGGGGTATATGCGAGCTTCGCCTGATACCGAGCGTCTAGCTCTTCTTCGCTTTCACGGATACGGTGCCACGCGCCCCATCCGCCCAGGATCTTGAACCGCCGCCACATCCGACTGTCTGCGGAGGAATTGTGGAGTATCTGACGGGCATACTGGACAAGATTTTCACCCGCTGAACCCGCCTGTACCCGCACAAGATAGTTTGCGGTTGCTTCGGGAGCGCCAGGGAGACCTGGAGGCGTGATGTAGAGGCCCGTCTGGGTCAGCCAATCGAAGTTCGTTCCCGCCGGAACGTCCCATGCGTACTGACCCCGCCCATCGGTGGCGTTGCTCAAATCGATCTTGGCGAACCGCCCATCAAGCTCCGCTTGCGTCTCCCGCACACGAACCCACCCGCCCCACCCATCGGTGGTGTTGCCCTTTCTCTTGTACTTCTTGCTGTCGTTCTCTCCACCTGTCACAAAGCCTTCGGCCACCTGAACCCACCAGTAAGCGTTCAGATCAACCCACGTTTCAACAACATACCACTCGCCAGTGGTCGGCAGTCCCGGCGAGTTGGGCTCGAAGATTCTGCGGCCCCCTTCCTTGAAGTCATTCGGACTCTGACCTACCGCCGCATAGGGAACTTCCTTGCCGCGAGGGCCGGTCGCGTTAGAGAGATCGGCTTTGGCAAAGCGAGCATCTGACTCAGGCTTCGTGAACACGTCCGAGCTTGTGAACGGGGTCGGCGCGAGGATATAGGCCGTGCTCTCCGACGTTGTCGCCGCCGCCAGCGTGATCGTGCCGCTGTTCGTGCGGACATAGTCCGCATCCGTAAGCAGCACACCGTTGATGAACACTTGCTCCAGGCCCGCCGTATAGGCGAGCGTCTGTCCCGTATCGTCCGCGCCGGAAAGAACCGTGGTGCCGGCCGGAACAACTGACTTGCGCCAGCGCAGGATCGCGACGTTCGCCGAGGCATCACCCCACACGCCATCGCCCTTGTGGACGCGCATCGTGTTAAGGGACGTGTTCCAATACAGCGCGCCGACCAGGAGTGGATTGCCGTCGTTGTCCGTGGTCGGGTCAACGGGCTTTCCGAGGAGGTAGCGGTCCTCGAAGGAGTCGAGCGCGGCCTCTGCTGCGTTCTTGGCATTGGTGGCGGCAACCTTCTCGGAGTAGGCTTGGTCCCGATAGGTGAGGGCGTTGCCCTCGCTCGTCGCTGCGGCCTGTGCGCTCGCAGCTGCCTCACCGGCCTTGGTCGTTGCGGTCTGCGCCGAGGTGCTCGCCTCACCAGCCTTGGTCGTTGCGGTCTGCGCCGAGGTGCTGGCTTCGCTGGCCTTCGCCGTCGCAGTGCCCGCCTGGTCCGTCGCGACCTGGGCCTTATCGGTCGCAACCTGGGCCTTCGTGGTCGCAGTCCCGGCGGCGGACGTCGCCTCGCCGGCTTTCGTGATGGCGGTCTGTTCGCTCGCAGCCGCACGCTGAGCATGGGTCTTCGCGCTGAAATTCCCCTGACCGGTGATGTCGCCCGCGCCCTCAGCCCATCGTGAGGCATTAAACTGAGCGTCGTTCGCTGCTTGTGCGGAAGTACCGGCCTGCGACGAGTGGAAGGCTGCGTCTTCCTCGGCCTCAAGAGCCGTGGCTGCGGAAGCGGCGGCCTCGGCGGCCTTCTGTGTCGCGACCTGCTGGGCCGTGGCCGCGCCCTCGGAGACCGTGCGCGTGAGCGTCAGGTTCTCGGCGAGCTTGGGGCCGGCCTTCACCGGGTCGCCGTGATACGGACCACGGACGACCTTGAAGCCGATGTTGAGGAAGGAGGGGCCGCGCCAGGGGTAGACGAGCGTCAGTTCCGTCGCGCTGATGACCGTGTCGATATAGCCCTCGTACACGGCATTGCCGTTGTCGACGAGGAGGATGTCTCCGGGTTCGACCGCAGGGTCAAAGGCTGTCGACTGTCCTAAGACAGTCACCGACCCATTGTTGAGAGTGATGGTTCCGAGGGAGTGAACAACAGGAGCAGCCATGCGCCCGATATGGGAGGCTGCGCCAAGTAGTTCAAGGCGCTATTACTTTTGGATCCAAGTAGTAGCTTCAAGAACATCCCTACGGATGTTATTGATTTCTTGCTCTGTACGGGCGTCCGCGATCTTCTGGGCCAGCTCCTGCCGGCGCTGCTCGATCTGCCGAAGTCTTGCGCGACTGGCGTCGTTCTTGGCGAGGATCTGCTGCGCCAGCTGCTTCGCGTTGATCTTCTTCGACCGGGCCTCGGCATCGATATAGGCGACGGGCTTGCCGGCGAGGATCTCGGCCGCATCGGCGACCTTCACCTGATAGATCGGGTCGAGCATCTGCTCGTCGGCGAGGAGCTGGCGGACGGTGGCCGTCAGAGCCTGAGTGGCCTTCGCGCGCTCGGGCGCGAGGTCCTTACTGAGCGACAGCTTCAACGGTGATCTCCTTGTCGTAGTGACCGACCGCCTGGAGGCGGATGTGGTAGAAGGCGGCCACGGGCGACGTGACTTCGAGCACGCCGTCATCGAGCACGCCGTGGTCGACGTCGTTGACGAACACGCGCGTGCCGGCCGGAAGCCCTGCGACCCTGAAGGCATCCTGATCGTCGGCTCGGATCGTTACCTGGTGCGGTGCCTCAATGCGCTGCTTGTCGGTAAGCTGCAGATCCGGAGTGACCCACACGTCGTCGATGTTGCGGTTGAAGTCGAGCGTCTCGATGAAATGGTAGCCTTCATCAGTCAGCATTTTGCGGTAATCGTCGGCGTGAGCGACGTCGGCCGACATGGTCACGGCACGGGTCTCGGGGTCAAAGGTCAGGAACATCAGTTCACTCCAACAACATAGGCGTAGATGGTGCCCCGGAAATTCGTGGTCGAGACCACGAGGCGGTTCTCATAGGCCTGGTATTCGAAGCTGTAGTACGACGTGTACCCTGAGTTGCTCGCGAAGTAGCTGTAGAGACACGGGGTGATGAAGTCGCCGCTGCCGAAAGGACCGTACGCAGCACTCAGCTTGATCGTCACGAAGGCGATCGGAGCGGAGTTGAACGTCTTGCCGTAGCTGATCGTGTTCGTGTCGACCAGGCGACCATCGGCGGCGGCGGTCGGGGACAGCGTGCGCGTGAAGAACATCGCCGTGTTGGCGAGGTAGTCGCCTGAGAGGATGACGCTGGGGTTGAGCGGATCACCCGAGCGGGCCGAGCCCAGCTCGACCCTGAGAATGTCCGGTCCTCCGGTGTCAATCAGCATGTCAGCCCACCATCCTCTTTCTGAAAACAATGTAGCAGAGGTAGGGGACGGCCTCCTGCCGCTCGGTCGTCAGGGTATCGGCATAGACGTACCGGTTGCGGTGCTGGGTCTTGACCGTGCCGGTACACCTGTTTGTGTTGACATTGGTCGTGACGGTCTCGTTGCTGCTGAAGTCGATGGCGGTCCAGGTGTCGTCACTCGTCAACCCGCCGGTCTTGGCGTATCGTTTCAGGTTCTTCGCGACGAACACCAGCACTTCCGGGACGGATTGCTGCGCCGGGAAGTTGATGGTGAAGCTCGCGGTCCAGGGATTGGTGCCGGTCCAGCCCGAGAGAGCGACTGTTCCGCGCTGGATGACCTGATAGTTGCGTGCCTTGAGCGACAGAAGCAGCCCGACCTCGTCGGCGTTGTCGACGTCGAACCCAGGTCGGGCGATCTTGATCGTGTCGGTGGTGATGATTGCAACTTTGGCCATCAGAACAGGATCAGTGCGTAGCGGAATCGGTAGGCGGTGCTGGCGGTGTTGTCGGTTCTGCGGATCCTGAAGGCGGTGCCGAGGTCGATGCTGTGAAACTCCCCATAGGTCTCAACGTCGCCTGCCTCGATTTTGACGTAGCCGTTGGCTCGCTCGCTGTCCTGATCAGACATCGGTCGCCAGAACAACAGCGGCTGCGCTCCTGCGATAGATGGGATCGGGATGCTCGTATTGCTAGCGACATAGCCCGAGGCCGAGAACCGGAGCGGCCTCTGGTTCCAGTGCGTGGAGAAGAAGAACTTCGCCTCGTCATTGGGGTCGTCGTTGAAGCAGTCGTAACCGGGACGTGTGATCCACATCCCGGTCGTGCCAAATCTGTTGCCGAAGAGAAAACGTGCGGGCATCAGCCGTAAATCGCCATCCAGCCATCGGCGAGGTTGATCGTCATCCTGCCGTTCGGGCTCTGAAGGGTACCGGAGGTGAGTTTCGTGAAGGTACCGTCATAGGCGCGCAGGTGGTTGACCTCCAAAGCGTCAGCCGTGATCGTGCCGGTCAGGAACATGTTGCCGTTGATGCCAACGCTCGCAACTCCGTACTTGGTGCCGACGATGAAGACCGGGTTCTTGTTCTGCGGAATGTCAGGCCGGGTGACCGGCGGGACGATCGAGAACTGATCGGCCTGGACGACAAAGTCGGAGGTAAAGCCGTCCGGGGCGTTCGGGTCACTGGTCTGGGCGAGGCCGAAACCGGAGATCTTGTAGAACTGCCCGTTGACGGCCTCCATCTTGACCATCCAGCTCTGGGTGACCTTCTGGTTCAGAGTGGCGATCGTGCTCGTGTGCTGGCTGATCGTACCCTCAGTGGTGCCAACGCGGCCCGAGAGCGTTGTGACCGTATCGGCTACGGCCTTGTCACCATCCGAGATCGCCTTCTGGAGAGTGGAGACGTTTGAGGAGATGTTGCCGTTCAGTTCGGTGCGGAGGTTGGTGACCGCCGTCGCACGCGCTTCCGTCTCCGTAGCCACCGCCGTCTGGACGGTCTGGATCTGAGCCGTGATGTCGGTGTCGATCTGGGACTTGAGCTGGTTGATCTGAGTGGTGCGAGCCTCCGTCTCCGTTGCGACGGCCTCCTGCACCTCTAGGATCTGGGCCGAGATCTCGCCGTCGATCTGGGCCTTCAGCTGGTTGATCTGCGTGGCCCGGGCCTCGGTCTCGGTCGACACCGCCTCGCGGACGGTCTGGATGTCGGCCGAGGTCTCGTTGAACTTGGTGAAGATCCCGTCCACGTCCCGGACGCGGGCCTCGGTCTCGTTCTCGATCTTCTCCGTCAGCTCGACCTTGGTCGCCGAGATCGCCTTGTCGTTGTTCTCGGCGTGGACCATGCTCTCGAAGATGTGGGTCGAGACCTCGCGCAGCTCGGGGGTCTCCTCGATCCGCTTGCCCAGCTCGCTCGTGAGATTGTCGAACGAGATGGTGCCGGGGTTGAGCCCCTTGCCGATGACGCTGATCTCTTCCGACCACAGCGCGTCGTCGGAGCGGAAGCTGTCGTAGAAGGCGACGCGGGCGTAGACCTTCTCGTTCTCCCGGATCACGCCCCGGCCGACCGTATCGACGCCGTCGTACATCATGGTCCCGGAGGTGATCGGATCGAATCCCGGAGTGTTCGAGATGCGGACCCTCATTCCCGCGAAGTCGCGGTGGGCCGGATCGGTCGGGCGCTGGGCCTCCACATAGAGGTTGAACAGGTAGGTGTAGATCTTCAGCTGCTCGCCGACCGGCGGGGCGATCTGGGGGTTCGAGGCGATCATGCCGGTGGTGGCCGACAGGTTGTTCAGGTTGTCGCGGGCGCGCACCCGGATTCGGAACGACCGGCGGGGCAGACCGCCGTTGTCCTGGGCGTTCATCTCCCAGGTGTACTGGAAATCCGTGATCGTCGTGTAGACCGTCCGCACGACGTTGCTCGACGAGGGGTCGATGATCTCGACCATGTAGTCGGACAGGAACGGGTCGGGCGAGGCGTCCCAGCGGAAGAGCGGCGACCGACTGGCGAAGGTCGTGAGATCCGGCTCGTCGATCAGACGCAGGTTGGTCGGCGGGCTCACCGTCCGCATCGATCCGGAGACCAGGTGCTCGAAGGTGACCGGCGGGCTCTCCTGGCCCTCGATCGAGACGGCCACGATGGAGAAAATGTAGGTCCCGGCCTGGATGCCTTCGAGCTGGAACCGGGGCTGGCGCGGCTCTCCGACGACCTGCACGTCGCCGCCGTTCGCCCGCATGTAGATGCGGTAGAAGCGGAGGAGCGGGTACGGGCTCGGATCCCATTCGATGAAGAGGTTGTGCCGGCCGGCGACGTCGGTGGGGGTGACGCGGGGGTTGGCCACCGGGTTGACGTAGTTCGACGGCCGGCCGGTCACGACCACGTTGCGTAGCGTGACCTCGCCGTTGACGAAGGCCCATTTCTGCCGGTTCACCTCGATCGCGGTGATGCCGATGTTGTCGGGCTCGCCGTCGACCTCTTCGATGCCGGTGATGCGGAAGGCCTTGGGAACGCCGACCTTCTGCGCCTGCTCGATGGTGAAGACCGCCTTCTCGGGCAGCTCGACCGTGAGCGGGGTGGCGAGGGTGAGCACCGTCGTATTGCCGGCCATGGGGGCCAGCGTGTAGGTCACGACGTTGTAGGTCGAGCCGTTCGGGACCTGGAACTTGATCAGGTAGGTGAGGCCGGCCTCGAAGAAGATCGGGTCGCGCAGGAGCAGGGTCGTCGGGGACAAGACGGACTTTACGCGCCCCGAGATGCCGCTGTTCATGTCGTCGTCGGAGACCAGGATGACCTCGAACGGCTTCAGGTAGAGGCCCATCCGGTTCGTCTTGAACGACACGATGGTCTTCTCGGTGAGCGCCGTCGCGAGCCGCATCCGTCCGCGCTTGACCGCCTCGGCCTCGCTGATGCAGCCGACCGCGATGAACTCCTCGGGGTTCCGGCCGTACTGCTCGATGGCGGCCTGGTCGAACACCCGGATCCGATCCTCGCGCCAACCGATCTCCGGGTTGACGAAGGAGACCGTGAAGTCGTTCTTGCGCGCCGTGATGTCGGTGAAGGAATAGGTGAAGACGCCGTCGATCACGTTCTCGGGCGTGAAGATCGCCGTCGCCGGTTGGGCGTCGGCGTCGTAGATGATCGTGGCGAAGCCGTCGCCCTGGTCGATGAAGCGACCCCCGGCGAGGCCGGCGATGAAGTTCACCGTCTCGCTGAGGCTGCGGGCCTCCTGCACATAGTCGTTGTAGGTGAAGCCGAACGTGTCGCAGTGGCGCGCGAAGTCGTAGGTCGCGAACTTGTCGAGCACAATCGGGTAGTAGGCGTTCATCCCGTACGTGTCGTCCATCACCAGGTCGTAGATGACCCAGGCCGGATTGTCGGTGTACTCGTACTTGAACGTGCCGTCCCACAGGCCGCTGTAGGTCTTGGTGACCGGGTTGTAGTTCGTCGGCACGCGGATGATCCGGCCCTTGTAGATGCCGGTGAACTCGGGCAGCGATGTGAACTGGTCCGAGGCCTTCACCGTCAGATGGGCGCAGGCCAGGTTCGGGAACTCGAACGGCGTCCGCGTCAGCTCCTGGAAGCTCTCGAAGCTGAGGTCCGCGAAATACGTGGTGGTGTTCTTCTGGCTGACCCGCGACACCCGGATCTGGTAGGGCTCGTTGATCCGCTTGACCGGGATCCGCAGCTCCTTGACGTAGGTCGAGGTGGTCTTGCCGGTGACCGAGATGACGCCGACGCCGCTCGTCGGCGGCTTGGCCCAGTCCATGTAGTTGACCCAGGACGAGCCGTTGTGGATGTAGCTCTTGGGCGTGGTACTGCCGCCCACGCCGGCCGGGGTCAGCAGGAAGTCGTACTGGTTGTAGCCGATCGGGTGGTCGCCCGCAGGGCTGTAGAAGGCGCGACGGGTCGTGTTGCCGTCCGTCCACTGCCAGCGGAACAGCTCGTTGGCCGGCTGGCTCGACGTGAGGTTGGGCGGGTTGACCCAGCTCGACCCATTCCACAGCTTCGGCGGCCAGTTGGTCTTGCTCCGGTCGAACCAGATCGCCCCGAGCCCGATGGCGGTCGGGGCCGTGGTCTGGATGTAGGTCTCGCGGTAGGCCGGGTTGACGATCGAGCCCGGGACCGTGGACTGGCCGTTGTACTGGGCCAGGTTGGCGGTCTCGACATAGGGAGCACCGTACTGGCCGCCATACGCGGAGGTCCAGCTCGTGGCCGAGACCGGCTTGATGGCGACGTCGAACTCGACGGTGGTCGGATACTCGCCCGGGTGCTTCTCGTTGTCGGAGACCAGCACGAGGCGGCTGATGGCGATGCGGACTTCGAGGAAGTCGATGTTGGCCTGGGTGCCCTGGCGGGTGACCTCGACGCCTGGCTCTTCGAGGGGCACGCCGACCTGGTGCGAGACGCCGTTGCCTCCCAGCTTCGGGACGATCTTCTCGGGCGGGTTATTGCCCTTGTGGATCGTCAGCTCGAAGTTGCCGATGTTCGGGCTCTTGGAGGCGGCGTCGATGAGCGGTGTGTCGCCGGCCATGAAGGAGGCTGCGCCGTTCTCCAGGCCGACGATCGGGCCTTCGGACAAGCCGAGGATGATCTCGACGATGTCGTCGGAGAACAGCGTGTCCGAGGCGTGGTGGGGCTGTGCCGCCCCACCGCCGAAGCCCTTTAGGCCCTTGTACGCATCCATGTCAGACGATCCGCTCCTTCAAAGGGGTCGAACTCCCAGCGAATGAAATTCACCGGGGAGCTTGCGTTAGGGTCGATTAGCGCCACGGGGCACTGGTAGATGTCGCGCTTCGGGAGCCCCAGCTCGACCGGGTAGTCGTCGAGGCTCTTGTAGGAAGCGACCTGCAGGGCGTGCCACATGCGCTCCGAGCCCTCGTGCCAGCCGTGGCTGTAGCCCGAGCAGTGGATATGGCCGGCGGCGTAGATGTCGCACGAGCCGTCGAGCTGCGCGGTCTTGAGCGCGCCGAAGTTGGCGGTCCACTGCGAGCGGCCCGGGAAGGTGTGGCGGGCCATGATCCGGACCTCGCGCCCGTTCGGGAACACGATGCGGATCTTCTGCGCGTGCTTGGTCGTGACGTCGGCGGTCGACTTCAGCATGAAGTCGAGGATGTCCTGCTTGCCATTCCAGAGGTCATGGTTGCCGAGGATGAAGAACAGCAGCCGGCCGACCGTGTCGAAGTAGTGCTGGACGAGGGCCTGGGCTTCCTTGGCGTTGAGGCTCTGGTCGGCCCAGAGCCGCTGCAGGCGGCCGACCCAGTTGTTCCAGATGTCGCCGAGGAATCCGGCATAGAGGCCGTCGACCGATCCGTTGAACAGCTCGGCGTGCTGGAAGGCCAGCTCCACGTCGGTGCCGTCGTCGTCGAGGTGCAGGTCGCCGATCAGGCCGAGGCCGATGGGCTGGTTCGAGCGCATGTGGATCGTGTGCCATTTCTGGTGACGATCGAGGGCGGCCTTGCGCCGGTACTCGTCGGTGCGACGCGCCAGCAGCTCCTGGATGTCGATCTCGGGCTCGGGCTCGATCTCGGACATCTCGACCTGGTAGGAACCCTCCAGCGCCTCGCGGAGCCGGCGGCGGATGGTACGCTCGGAGATCTGGATCCCCTGTGCGCGAAGGAAGCGTTCGGCAGCACGAATGCCACCCTCCTGCGCGATCGTCTCACGCAGCTGGTTGATGTCTGTCACAGGCCCACATCCACGGCTGAAATGTTGAAGGAAAGGTAGTGGCCGCCGATCTTGCGACGGCCATACAGGATCGGAATACGGGTGCCGATGTCGACCGTGTTCCGAGCACCACCCAGGTAATGGCTCTTGCGTTGTTCGCCGTCCTTGTCGTCCCGCTTCGGCTGGTTGAAGAGCTGCAGGACGCCGCCGAGGATCAGCATCACTCCGACCCGCATCATGAGGGGGCCGAGGAAGGCGAGGGCGGTACCGCCCGTGAAGAACGACGCGGCCACGAGGGCTGCACCGATCAGGATCTGAACGAAGCCTCCCTGCTTGCCCCCGCAATACTGCGGGATGATGTGGAGGTCCTGCTGGTCAGTGGAGGCGAAGAGGCTGTCTAAGGTTTCGAAACCGACGACCTTGATACGCTTGTAGCCGTCGACAGCATTGGGGGCAAAGCCGGGAAGTTGAAGGGAGACGAGCTTGATCGCCTCAGCGACAGTTTCGGCTACTACCTCGATCGGGTCTGGATGAATTTCTTTCAGTGATCCGTGGAGGTAGATCCGCCTACGCAATGATAACCTTGCCGTCCTCGACGACGTAACAAGTAACGCCGTCCGTACCGACGATATAGTGACGCCAGTCCTTATAATTCAAGAAGGACTGGTGATCCCCGACCGTGAGGTTCGAGTCCTTGCCCGGGTGGGTGTGCCAGGCGGCCACGACATCGTCGATGTACTTGAGAAGATCCTCGCCCCGAATCTCGAAACCGTTCTCGGGATCGTCGCAGATATTCTCGACCTCAACGATCTCCCCCGTCTTCAGGATGAACCCCACTCTCTCCTTCTCCCCGTCGAGAAAGGGCTTCAGCAAGTTTGCGTCGAACGCCATCGGGCAGCAGCTCCATCAAATCCATGTCGTTGTGAGGAAGGACGTCATCGAGATTGACGTCCCGGTGGCGGACGACCGCCATGGTGGTGTTGCGCCAGACCCCGCGATAGGGCTCGACGCGCGACAGGCTCCCATAGAGATGGTGAGCGATCTGCCCATCCGGTAGCAGCACCGCCGCGTGGTTCACGACCTTGGAGCGCACGGCCATCAGGAAGCAGTCGCCGGGGCGGTACTCGCGCGGGTGGCAGTCGAGCGGCCGGAACCCCTCCGCATAGAAATTGTCCATGTAGAGGTTGAGGCCGTGATCCCAGAAGTCGTTCGGCCGCGCGTAGTTGCGCAGCTCGATCTTGAACACGTCGCGATAGAAGTCGCGGATGAAGCCGTAGCAGTCGGCGCTCCCGAGCTTGAACTCGCGGCCGAGCAGGTGGTCAAAGTGTAACAAAGGGGAACTCCGGGGGCAGGTACTTGCGGGCCGGGATCAGCTGGTCGGGACCATCGACCAGGGCGCGCAGCTCCAGCGTGATCGACTGGCCGGTGATGATCTCCATGATGCGGCCCACGTACCAGAGGGTCGTCTCGGAGAGGTTGACGTTCGTCTCCAGGTGCTGGCGCAGGACGCGCCGCCGCTCGACGACCGCGCCGTCGATGTTGCCGTTCATGGCGAAGGAGTTGAACAGGCCGATCGGGTTCAGGACCTGGAGCTTCGGACGCGACCGCTCGTCGTCGGCGCTGCGGGCGTGGCCCGTGAACTTGCAGGCCATGGCCTCGTAGGTCTTGCCCTGCCAGGTGACCTCCGGGCCGTTGGTGAAGCGAACGTAGACGGGATACTGCGTTCCCTTCAGCTGGATCTCGAAGAGGTCGACGACGGCATCGGCTGTGAGCTTCTGGCCTTCGACGAGATGTGAGGTAGGGGCGCTCATGGCTGTAGGATAATTTCAAGCTGGAAGGGAGCGAGGGCGTGGGCCTGGAAGCCCGGGACGTCGGGGACGCCGCCGATGAAGCCGGGGCCGAGGGGGTCCGGGGTCTGCAGCGGCTTGCTGAACCGCCATTCCGTGAGGCCCTTGCGCGGGTGGTTGTACTTGAAGATCTCGTACATCCGGTGCTCCTCGTAGAAGGCGAGGAGGGCCTCGAAGTTGTAGTGGGGAGCCACCGTGCGGTCGATGAGCCCGGTAGTCTGGTTCACCATCGTGAACATCACGGGGAAGCTCAGATGCGTGATGATCTGGTCGGGGCCACGGGGTCTCGACGCGAAGGCATAGCCCCGGCCGAAGCGGACCGAGGCGCTGCTCTCCGGGTAGTCGTCCCGGACGGTGTGGAAGGGGAAGTCGAAGGTCTTCATCAGATGGCACCCACGGCTACTTGCTTGATGAGCTGCTTGATCGATCCCCCGCGCTGGATGTCGTCGGAGACGCTGGCGACGATGTCGCGCGGGCCGGGAGGAGGCACCTGGTCCGCCGAGACGACCCAGACGTTGACGGTGCCACCGCCGCCCTTGTCGCTTTCGACCGGGACGGGGACCGCCTTGGTCGGGAGCTTGCCCATCTGGTTGATCTCGTCGAGGGCTTCCTTGCCGACCGCCTGGACGGCGCTCGCCTTGACCACGTACTCCTCAGGCATGAGAGCCCGGACCACGCTGTCCCGGTTCGGGATGCCCCCGGTGACGAGGCCGCCGCCGGCCATGCCGACGATGCCGCCCTGTGCCTTGCCGGTTGCACCGCCGCCGAGGAACGACCCGATCCAGCTGAAGAGGCCGCCATCGCCGCCCGTGGTGCCCTGACCACCGCCGCCGAGGAGGAGCTTGAACAGCTCGTTGGTGACGGCCTTGGAGGCCATCTTCAGCAGGTCGGAAATGACGCTCTGCCCGAACTTCGCGAAGGCTTCACCCGCCTTCATCGAGCCCGAGGCCCAGTCCTCGAAGAACTGATCCATGCTGCTGCTGACCGAGCCCAGGACGTCTTCCCAGGTCTTGCCGAAGCGGACCGCGTCGTCGACCCACTTGCCGGTCTGGTCCATGAGACCCCGGCCCTTGAGGAAGTTCGAGTTCGCGGTGTCCATGGCGGCCGAGTAGGACGGGCCACGGTCCTGGATGGCACGGGCCTGGGCGTTCTTCTCGTTGAGCGTCAACTCCTCGCCCTTGAGCGCGTTGAGGCGGCTCTGCAGCTCGATGAGCTGGTCCTCGTTGCCGAGGCCGGCCTCCCTGATCGCCTTGATCGCCTTCTCGATCTCCAGGATCTCGGTCTTCTTCGCTTCGACCTCGCCGTCGAGATCACGGGCGCGCTCGGCGGCCTCGATCTTTTGCAGGGTTAGGTCGAGTTCGCTCTGCGCGACGGTGCCGAGGCTGACGCCGATCTCCTGCTGAGCGCGGAGGGCGTTGAGGCTGTCCAGTTCCTTGTTGTACTGCTTCAGCTTCAGGTCGCCGAGCTGCTTGGCATTCTCCAGGGCTTCCTTCTCGGCCTGGGCGCGGAACTGTGCCGTGACCTTCTCGACCTCCCAGTTCTGCTCGTCCTCGCTGGACCCGATGAACTTGGTGTCGGTCTTGAGCTGGCCGATCGCGTTGTCGCGCAACTCCGCGACCTTCTGCAGGACCCGTTCGGCTGCACCGGAGGCGTTGCCCATGTCCGTCGCGTCGTTGGTGCCCTTGCGGGCTGCGCGGAGTTGGGCCTGGATCTCGGCCTCGTTGATGGTGAGGCCAAGGCGCTCCTTGCGCAGGCGGATCTCGTCGGCGGCCTTCTGGTTGGCGGCCATGCGGGTGGCAGTGTCTGTGTCGACCCGCGCGATCTGGTTCTGCCGGTTCTGCTCGATGACGCCGGCCGAAGTGCCGGCAACGTACTGGCCGGCGACGTTCGGCAGGAGACCCTTGACGTGCTCGGCGAACTCGCCGGCCGTCATGTTCAGGTTGCCGCCGTTGCCCGTCACCGCCTTGGCCGCCGTGTTGGCGTCGCGGTAGAACGGGCGCAGGACGTCGAGGACGTTGCCGTCGCCGTTCTTGAGGAGAGCGATGCCACCGGCCGAGCCCTGATTGTGCATCAGGAACTTCTCGGCGTCGCTCGCGTCCCGGCCGAACGCATTCTTGAAGGCGGTGACGTTGCGGTCGGTGAACTTGATGAAGGCGTCGATCTGCGCGCCGATGTCGTAGATGCTTTCGAGGTTCCCGCCCATGCTGGAGAAGGTCCCCGGCATGAACTGGAAGAGCCCGGTCGCGCCCGACTTGTTGCGGGCGAAGGGATCCATCCGGCTTTCGATCTGGGCGGCATTGATGGCGTAAGACGCCATGTCGCCCCGGCCGGCGCTGTTGAGGCGGTTCGCGATGTCGCCCGCGACCGTGCCGTTGGCGGCGGCGGTCGGGATCGCCACGCTCGGTCCCACGGCGGCGTCACGCTGGGCCATGGTGTTGGCCCGCTGGATCGCGATGCTCTTGGCCTCGTCGAGGAGCTTGTTGATCGTCTCGATCAGCTCCTTCGCCTTCTCGGGCGTGGTGCGGGCGTCGCGGAGCTGCTTCTCCAGCTCGTTGATCTCGGC